AAACGATTTGGTGAAATGATTTTAGAATTTTCAAGAGACAAAGAAAATATAAAAGCTTTGAAATACCTTGAAAGTGATGATTCTGGTGCTATAGATGCTCAAGCTAATTTAAAAAATAAAGATAAAGTAAGAAAAAAATTACAAAAACAAGTAAGTGATATTTATAAAGTATATAAAAAAGCTGCGGTAGAATATTACGAAGAGTTTATTTTAGACCCAGAATTGAAAAAACAAGCAGAAAATGAAACTACAAGAGCTAGTGAAGATATAATGAGAATAATTAATCCAATAAATAATGATTAATTATGGCTACTAACACTGCTGCATCTTTTTCTACACCTACTGCTAATGGTACTGCTGGTCCTTTTAATATAGGTTTTACTTACCTTGCACAATCAGAAATAGATGTAACAGTTGATGGTGTTTTAAAAACTCTTAATACTCATTATATTTTTCATAGCACTACTCAAATATCTTTTACTTCTGGTAACTTTCCTACTGCTGGACAAACTATAAAATTTCAAAGAAATACTGATATATCAGCTAAAAAAGTAGATTTTGTAGATGGTTCCGTTTTAACAGAAACAGACCTTGATAATAATACCGATCAAATTTTATTTGGTTTACAAGAATTTGTAGATGAATTAAATACTAATGTTGTTAAAAAAGATGCTGGTCTTGCACAAATAACTGATGCTGCTAATCTTGCTGCTTTAACAGATAGTGAGCGTTTAATTCTTGACGGTGCGACAGTAAGTACTACAGAATTGAATACATTAGATGGTGTCAATAGTACTCTTACTGCATCTGAATTAAATGTATTAGATGGTATTACAGCTTCCACTGCTAACCTTAACCAACTAACAAATAAAGAAGTAGAGACTTCTTTAACAGCTAACAGTGATGCAAAGATACCAACATCAAAAGCTGTTAATGATCGTATTCTTACTGTTACTAATGCGTTAGGTGGTTTTGTTGCAATAGCAAATGAAACATCTTTTCCTTCTACACACCCTGATCCTAGTGGTAATGCTGGTACTGTAGTTTCCGTATCAGATGCAGGTGGAGTAGTTGTTAATAGTAGTGGTGTTGCAACTATAACTAATGGTGCAGGTTCTGGTAATACTGTTACGATAAATAGTTTTCCTTCTGATTTACAAAGTAAAACTTTAGGTAGTGGTGTTGGTTTACAGGTCCAGACAACCTCTACATTGCATACTTACACTTATCACAAAGTCTTATTAAAAGAATCTGATCTAATAAATCTTAGTAATGATATTGATGACTTTGGTAATAGGTATAGAGTTGTAGATACAACGCCAACATCTAATAATGATGAAGGAGATTTAATTTTTAGAAAATCTGATAATAAACTTTTAGTATTTAATGGTACTGCTTATCAAGAAGCAAGTTCTGTTGGTAATTTTCATACAAACACCTTAAGTAGTTTTAATGGTACTGGTGGAGGTAGTGCAACCTTTAACGGATCTGCATATAGATTTAACATCAACCACCCACCAGAATTAGCAGAACAATTACTTGTAAGTATTAATGGTGTTATACAAAAACCTAATAATGGTTCTAGTCAACCAAGTGAAGGTTTTGCTCTTAGTGGATCATCAATAATATTTAGTGCTGCCCCTGCTAGTGGATCAGACTTTTTTATAATTACTATTGGTAAATCAGTAGATATAGGAGTTGTAAGTGATGGAACAATTAATAATGCAAAAGTAGCTAGTGATGCAAGTATAGAAGGTACAAAAATAAATCCTAACTTTGGTAGTCAAAATATAATTACATCAGGCACAGTAACAGCTACATCTGGTGTAGATTTTAACGATAATGTAAAAGCTAGATTTGGTACAGGAAATGATTTAGAGATATCTCATACAGGTTCAAGTGGAAATATTATTAACACTACAGGTCTATTAAAAATAAGTGCAAGTGCTGGATCAACTTATGTACAAAGTGATAATAATGTTTGGATAACAAAAAATAATAATGCCGAAACAATGGCAAAGTTCAGTGCTGACGGGCCAGTAGAGTTATATTTTGACAACAGCAAAAAGTTTCAGACAACCGCAACTGGTGGTACATTAACTGGCAGCCTAAGAATAGATGAAGGTGCTGTCGATGGAATATTAGGAACAGCGTTTTCTGGTTTTTTTGGATTAAAACACGCAGACCACACTTTAAATTCTGAATATATGATTCTTTCAAACAATACAGATACTTTTATAAGTGCAAGTAGTGGATCGTCTGTAAGAATAAGAAGTGGAGGTAACGATACTAGTAATGAGTTAAAAGTTGGAAGTAATGGAGTTGAGATAACGGCAGAAGCAACAATAAACGGAATCACTGTTGGTAAAGGTGCAAACTCTGTTGCTGGTAATACTGTCCTTGGAGAAAGTGCTTTAGATGCTGCGGTTTCTGGTGGTAATAATATTGCTATCGGTAAGAATGCTCTAACAGCAAACACAACAAGTAGTAATAATGTCGCTATAGGTTATGAGGCTTTGACTTCAAACACCACTGGTAATGGTTTAGCGATAGGTTATCAAGCACTAGACGATCAAACCACTGGAACTTCTAATTTAGCAATTGGTTTTGCTGCCCTCAGTGCTATTACAACTCAAATACAAAACGTAGCGATTGGTGAGCAAGCTGCGAAACTATGCACTGGAAGTTTTAATACAGTATTAGGTCATAAAGCTGGTATGACAATGACTACAGCCAGCAATAACGTAGCCGTTGGTGCTGGTGTTATGGCTGTTGAAACAATTACAGGAGATGAAAATACAGGTGTAGGTAGTGGGGCTTTAGCTCGTTTAACAAGTGGAAGTTTTAATACAGGAATTGGTAGACTTGCTCTGCATTTTAATTCTACTGCTTCGCACAATACAGCCGTTGGAAATGATTGCCTAGTTTATAACACTACTGGAGGAAATAATACAGCATTAGGTAGTTTTGCACTAGAGGACAATACAACAGGAACTAATAACGTAGCAGTGGGTTATGGTTCGTTAAGACAAAATATCACTGGTTTAAGAAATACTGCAATAGGAGATAGTGCATTACAAGATAACACTACAAGTAATAACACAGCAATAGGAAGTACAGCAGCAAGAGATACTACTACTGGACAAAGAAACGTGGCGATAGGAGAAGCTGCATTTAGAGTTAACACAACTGGAAGTTATAACATAGCAATAGGTCAAGCAGCATTAATAGCAAATACTACGGCATCTAATAATACAGGGGTTGGTTATCAAGCTTTAGCTTCAAACACAACAGGAGCGCAAAACGTAGCTTTAGGTGCAAGTGCTTTTGTTGCCTCTACTACATCATCAAACTGTGTTGCTATCGGTCATAATGCGCTGACAACTCAAACAGTAGCTAATGACAACGTAGCAGTTGGTAAAGACGCACTAAAATTAAACACAACTGGTGCTTTTAATACTGCTTTAGGTAAGGATTCTTTAGAGTCAAACACAACAGGAGCGTATAATACTGCTACAGGTGTTAACGCTTTAAAAGCAAACACAACAGCAAGCAAAAATGTAGCTATTGGTTATCAATCTTTTAAAAACAACGAAACTGGAAGTAATAATACAGTTATAGGTTATGACGCGTTAGGTAATGGCGGAACAAATGTAGGGGGTATAGTTGCGATTGGTTATAACTGCTGTAAAAACACTACAAATGGTGGAAACACGGCTGTAGGTAACTCTGCCTTGTTAAGCAATACAGGTGGTTATTGGAATACAGCATTTGGTAGTAACGCATTAGCAGCAAACACTACAACTACGCATAATTCAGCATTTGGTTATCTAGCTTTAACGGCTGCTACTTCTAGTTTTAATGATGCTTTTGGTTGGAATGCTTTACTTTCTAATACAACTGGTCATAACAACGCAGCTTTTGGTATTAGTGCTGGCCGTAACATTACAACTGGTGCTGAAAACGTAATGATGGGAAGCAATGCTGGAGCCTCAATAACTACTACTTCAAGAAACGTAGCTATTGGTAGAGAAGCATTAAAAAACATAAATGGAGGTAATAATGTTTCTATAGGTTACCAAGCTATTCAAGGTACATCTGGTGCTACACAAACTGCACACAGTAACGTAGGTATTGGTTATGCGTCTTTAACTCTGGTAACAAGTGCTAATAAAAACGTAGCTGTAGGTTATCAAGCTGGAGATAGTATTACTACTGGAGAAAACAACATAATCATTGGTTATGGTGCAGATGCTTCTTCTGCAACTGTTGATGATGAAATAACATTAGGTGATAGCAATATTGCAACCCTTAGATGTAATGTTCAAACCATATCTTCTTTATCAGATGCAAGAGACAAAACAAACGTAATTGATTTACCAGAAGGATTAGACTTTATAACTAAGTTAAGACCTGTAAAATTTGAATGGGCTACTAGAGATGGTAATGGTAAAGATGGATCGTTTGAACATGGCTTTATCGCTCAAGATTTACAAACAGCACAGAAAGAAAATGATGCAGATTATCTAAATATGGTAATGGATGAAAACCCTAATAGATTAGAAGCAAGTTATGGTAAACTCGTACCAATCCTTGTCAAAGCGATCCAAGAGCTTACAATGGAAGTAAACAAACTTAAATCAAATGGCTGAAAGAACTGCTGATGAAGTTGCACAAATCTTTTCTGCTGCTGGCGATAGCGTAACTTTAATCAACACTGCTAAAACATCAGATGAAACTGATGATGAATATAAAGACAAGATCAAACGTAATGTAGAGCATCTTGAAATTATTAAGGCTTATAAAAAAGAAGATGAAACTACATCTATCTGGACTAGTGAGAATTTTACTGCTATCGACAAAGCTATTGTTGATGGTAAAAAAGTTTACTCTTAGGTATTATTAGTACAATTATTCAAAACTTATGTCAAAGTTATCTGAAAGATGCGAACAACGTAAAGCAGAAGCGGAAGCTCTTGCTAATAAGTACAACGCAGGTGTTGAAGAAGCACAAAAGCTAAATAATGCAAATGCTCAACTACTTGAACAGTTTAAAGTAGCTAATGCTAAATATGCAGAACTAATGGAACTTGTAAAAGAAGAAGAAGGAGTAGAGCAACCCTCAACAGAAGCTATAGACTAATAATAAAAATTTAAGTCATGGGATTAACAGAAGCTAGTGCATTTAAAGATAACACTATTGTTAATAGTGACATAAAAAGTGATGCCGCTATAGCACAATCTAAGGTTAACTTATCAATATCTAACGCTGAAGTAGCTTCTAATGCTGCAATTGATCTTTCAAAGCTTGCAACCGCTACTTTGCCTAATGGTATAACTATTTCTGCATCTAATATTTCAGATTTAACTACATTCTTGAATAGTATCTTACCTTCTCAATCTGGTAATTCTGGTAAATATTTAAAAACTAATGGAACTAATACCAGTTGGGGTACAATTCCTACTAATACACCAGCTTTTAGAGCAGAATTACAATCTACTCAAACAATTTCAAATGACACGTTTACAGTAGTTGAATTTGATAATGATTCAACTGAACACAACTTTGATACAGATAATTGTTATAGTACTTCAACTTTTAGATTTACACCAAATGTAGCTGGATATTATTTTGTAAATGCTCAAACAACATTGTCTAGTGCTACTAGGCCAAATGTAGAAGATGCTGAAATGAAAATACAAAAAAATGGTAGTACTGTTGCTAAGTCAGAAATTGATCCAGCAGATGATAAAGAAATGGGTGCATTAACTTGTAATGCTACGGTTTTAGTGCAAATGAATGGTTCAAGTGATTATTTAGACGTAACTGCAAGTATTGAGAGGCAAACAAGCAATGCAGAAATTCAGGCAGGTAATCATCAAACATTCTTTCAAGCTTTTAAATTAAATATTTAGTGGATTATCCAGAGATAAATCTACCTGATACAAATAATATATTAATACCACCTACAACAATATTTTATCCACCTGTGGCAGAGATTCCATATTTAGACCCTCTACTCCTTCCAAGTCTGGAACAAGTTCAGTCGGGACTTGGGGAAGATCAGGCAGTTGATTCTTCAAAAGAAGAGGAAGCAAACGAGGAAGGGCTAAATATAAACCCAGAACAGATGCCAACGAACCTGCCACAAAACTTAGAAAATACTTCATCTGAAACTGTAGGTACTTTTAATTTACCATTTTTTGGTGAAATGCCTATACCTGCCCCAGAGGTTATAGCGTCAAGTGTTATAGCTGCTGGCACTGCAAGTGTTGTTAGTGTAGCAGGGGGTATTGCTATGCAAGCTGTAGTAACACAACTAAAAAAAATATTTAAAAAAATATTTACTAAAGTTCTTAAAAAAGAGGTCGCAAATGTGAAAGAAAAGATGGATAATAATAAAGGTAGCTAGAGTTCACATACCTGTATATGTGGCGTCTAACTAGCTACTTAAATTTTTCTGCGTTGGCTTTTACATAAGTTCTAATATTTATTACGTCATTACAGATATAAGCAAATTCTGATTTAGGATTTATCATATAGCCGCTAGCGTGGAGTTGTGAACACTTTAAAACTCTCACTAATTGCTTATCATGGACTTGCTTGTTTAGTTCTTCTTTGGCTAACTTTAGCTTTACTTCTGCTAGCTCAGAACAAGT